TTACGCCGCAAGGGTTTGCGGCGCTTTTGCTTCCTGCTGTGACCAGATTGTGACCCCGTTCGCATGGAGTGCCAGATGATCGGGCGCAAGGTGGGCGTACCGCAGCACATGTTCGTACTTCGTCCAGCCACCCAACTCCATCAGCCGATTCAGCGGCGTGCCCGCCTGGACGTGCCAGCTTGCCCAAGTGTGCCTGATATCGTGGAACCGAAAATTCTCGATATCCGCTCGCTTACACTGGTTCTGCCATTGCTCACTCGTCACATGCGGGATGATCTTGCCGCGCCGCGTGAAAACGTGCGTAGGGTGCTTCCCGATCCAGCGCCGAATGACGGCTACAGCTTCGTCATTCAACGGCACGCCGATGGCTTTACGGGCCTTGGCTTGATCCGGATGAATCCACGCACGCCGCTTCACTAGATCAACCTGCGACCATTCAAGCCCGAGCAGATTTGCTTGTCGCAATCCGGTTGCAAAACCCAGCGTCGCAACGTCGCGCAGCCATTCGGTGCTGATTGCCGCAATCAGCCTTTGCGCCTCTTCTCGCGTGAGATAGCGAACTCGTTTGTTAGCTACCCGTGTTTCCTCAAGAATTGGTGCACGGTCGATCCATTCCCATTTGCGCGCCAGGTTGAATAAGTGCCTCATAGTGCCGAGATACAAATTCTTCGTTTTGACGGCCAGCGGTTTAGGCTGTTTCGTGCGTGCGCTCAAATGGGGCAGTGCTTCGTAAATCTCATCCCGCGTAATCGATTCCAGCAAGCGACCTGTAAAAAACTGGCGGAAGTGCCGAATATGGATTTCGAGATTCACGCGCGAACTAAGGTGCGCTGATTCTCTCAACATCCTAACTGCGGCTTCATCCCATGTGCGTTTCGGCTTCTCACCGAGTTTCGAAACGCGCCATAGTTCAGCTTTCAACCGGTCGTGATACTCTTCTGCCTCCTTTTTGTTGGTCGTGCCAGTAGACTGTCTAATTCGCTCGCCGCCTGGCGCGCGGATATCGACGTGCCAGACTTCAGAGCCGTTGCGCTTACGGAGGGGCATTTTTCTCTCCTTTGCTCCGTCCGCGCCGGTCGAGAGCAAGTATACGCCGTTATTGCTTCCAGTTGTTCGGGCCAGATGCGCCATTGCTTGCCGATCTGGAAAAAACCCATTTGTACTTTGAGGGCGTAGAGCGTCGCATAACTGACGCCCAGCAAAGCTGCGGCTTCCTTCAAGCTGAGCGCTTTCCGGGGCGTATCTTGTGTGTTGACATCTGGAGCATTCATGGCGTGCAAATAAAAAAGCCGCCTGGCCCGAATATCGGAGCAAGCGGCTTTGATGAAGTTTTAAACTACGGCTGTGATTTTATCAATCCGATTTGGGTTGGCAAGTATTATTTGGTCTAGAAAATCATACCGAGTAAGAGAAAAGCTAAATGGTCTAAATTCGCGATACCAAAAACGCTTGAAAGCCAGATTTGCGCGCCTCAGGTATATGTAAGTAGTCTCTGTTGTAATCTCTGTATGTATAGACGGATGCAGGAAACCACCACTCCCGAATGTTGTTTTCCCGCATTCGGGAATGCGGGTTTTCAGACAGTTATCCACTGTCGGTTTCTAGCAACAAAAAGGGCGCTACCCCTTTCGAGATAGCGCCCTCTGTTACTGACCAAGCAAGCCGAATTGTGATTGAAGGTCTGTAGGTTGCCCTTGACTCACGGACTGTCCCAAAAGGCCGCCAACCGTACCTGGAGTGGCGCGCGCCACGTAGGGGGCCACAGCGCGTACAGCGGCAGGGCGCGCCGTTACCAAAGCGGGTGCGATGTTCCGCACACCCGGAAGGTACGGAAGAGCAGCAAGCGCCCCTTTAGCTGCCAGCAATGGATTCGACATAAGCGTTCCCGCTACCAGGCCCATCGCCCCCAAACGTCCCGCTGTGCCGCTGTCCGGCACGGTGTTACCCAGAAGCGGTTGAGCGGTCTGGGCGAGATTCTGTGCGGGGAATCCCTGCCCACCAGCGGACGTGGCGCGCTGTGCTGCGTTTTGTGTCGCTCGCGATGCGTCCAGGTACTGACTCGGCGTAAAGACGTTATCGGCCTTCTGTGCTGGCTTCGAACCCGCCGCCTTTTCCAACAGCTTGTAACGCGCCCACGCGTTGTTCGCCTGGGCCAAATCCTGTTGCACGCCCTGATTGCTGTAATGCTCAGCGTTCGAAGTGATCGCGTCCTGGAGTTGACCAAGGTAACCCGCCAATACGCCGTCATCGCTTGATGCGTTCGGGCCGCTATGGTCCCGAATCGAGCGGTTAATCATCGAGCGAGTATTCGCCCACTGGTCACCCGTCAAGTTGCCGCCGTTCTTGCTCAAAATCTGATTCTGAACGACGCCGTTAAAGCGACCAGCAAGGGCGGGTGCGTCACGCTGAATACCCGCCTGCAACGATGCAATGTCATTCTGCAAGGGCTGGTCGAGCACCACGCGCCCATTACGTGCAATGGCGTCGTAACGTTGTCCGATGCGGTCAGCGACAAACTGATTCATTTCGCTGCCCGCTGCGACATTCGCCGGAACGGTTTCGCCAATTGGCGCGAGCGCATCGTTGCCGATTGCGCGGTTGAAGTCTCCGATAGCCTGGTTGCGGCCTGATCGGATCAGGTCACCAACGAACGGAATACTGGTCAGCTTCTGTTCGAGTTCCGATCCAGCCTGCCCGAACGCCTGTCCGAACGTCGGACGGATTCCAGCGTTTTGCAGGGTGCGAACAGCAGCGCTACCAACCGGAGCCAGAACGCGGCCGACCGCAGCAGCGACAGGAGCGCCGATAGCACCACCTACAGCGCCTGATTTGATCTGGTCCGCCTTCTGGCTCCAGAAATCCTGGTCCGGGTTCTGTACGCCTTGCGCAGCACCCATAACCGCGCCCTGTGCCGCACCTACACCAGCGCGCGCAGCAACACGCGCCCCCGTGCTTCCGATGCCGCTAACCAGTCCCTCCCCAGGCAACAGCAGCGCAGGCGCAGCAGAACCAACCAGATTCCCGGCACCAGCCGCAAGGGGATGAGCGTCAGAGTAGGTCTTATAATCTGCGTCCGTCTGGTTCAGACGTTGCGTTGCATCATTTGCAAGCCAGTTTCCCGCGCTTTGCAGACCTGGGACTTGGGCAAGTCCTTTACCCGCCAATTGCTGTACGCCAAGAATAGAACTTCCCAATCCGTGACTCACACCACCAAGTACTGACGCCAGGACGCCTGGTTGTCCAGGACCTGAATTATCTGGACTGGATTGTGGTGCTACCGCATTTGCCGTCGCGACTGAAGCACCTGCAAAAGGGTCCAATAGTTGCGGCTGTGCAGGTTGCGCAGATTGTGACGATTTAGCCTTTGATCCCGAACCAGACGGAGCGCTACTAGCACCAGCAAAAGGGTCTAGCAGTCCATCATTCGATTGTGCTTGTTGTGCTGGCATGCTTTGCCCTTGCGGTGCGCTAGCACCTGGAAAATGACTTGAAACCTTTGCGTAGTAGTTCGCGGTGCGCGGCCCCCAGTTCTGTTGATTTGTTCCGCCGTGATACGCGCGCACCGCGTCATCCCAATTGCCATAGCGGTTATGAAGTTGAGACAGATTTTGCGCCGCCCACGAAACGGCCTGAACAGGGTTGGTTGGATCGATGCCAGCCGCTTTAGCATTGCTACCGCGAATCTGCATGATGCCAATTGCTCTATCTGCATCAGGTCCAGAAGCGGGGGAGGGTCCGACTACTGCCGTATCATTCCCCGCGCCGCTTTCCGTCTGCTGTACCGCGCTCAGCAACTGTGGCGGAACTCCAAACATGTCCCCGAATTTTTGAAATAGACTCGAATAATCCGCCACGTTTTACCTCTACTGGTTTTGCTTGTAGTACGTGTATTCACGCGCAAACTGTGCTTGCTGTGCGGGCGTTAGCCGACTCTTGTAAGCCGCCTTCTGTTGAGGCGTCATGTAGTCGATAGCAAACACAGCGGGATTCATCTGTCGCTGCATCTGGGCCTTATACGCGGGCCACTTGTCGGGCGACAAACCTGAATCCTGGAATTGCGTGAACACAAAGTTGTTACGGTCGTTGTTCGCGTTCAACATCTGCGTAATCTGACGGTTTGCCATAGTCGTAAGGCTCGCGTTCGGATTGCCTGCGATAGCCGTATTCAGTCGAGCATCAGACGGAGAACCCATAGACGACATTTGGTTTTGTGCAACCTGCATCGAGTACTTTTTGAACTCGTCAAAGTTCGTGATCTTTGCAGGATCAATACCAAGCTGTTTTCCGATCCACGGTGCGAACTCGTTGATTGTCGATTGAATGGTCTGCGTCCGATCCGCCTGGGGTCCAGTCTCAATCTGATTCACAGCGCTGAGCATGTTGTTCAGAGTAAGTTTGCGGTCCCCATACGTACCCGCCGTAGCAGCGTCAGCCGCGAACTGCTTACCTGCCAAATCACCAGCCGCCGTTTGTGCAGCAGCAGCGCCAGGCGCTTGCGTGCCAATGGTCGGTGCTGCGACGGGGCGCGGCTCGGTGAAGGTATAAGGCGACGCAATCTTCCCCGGTTGCGCTTGCTGGACCGGTTGCACTTGCGGTGCGTTACCGCCAACTGAGTTGTCGATAACGCCAGCACCTCTGGCCGGTGCAGGTTGTCCACCAGGTGCAGGACGTTGCGGGTTCTGACGCAGATAGTCCGCGTATTGTTCTTCGGTCATCGGAACAGTAGTACCGTCCGACATAGGAACATTCACTGTACGATATCCAGCGGAACCACGCGCCTTGGCAGAAGCAGCCAACGCGATAGCATCAGCGGCACCTTGAATAGGAACCAGGTTCCCATTGTCGTCATAGCGACTTCCTAGAGGTGCAGCCGGTAGCGTGTAATGGGTTTGTCCATCGGTCCCAATATAAGCAGCACCAGCGCGCAATGGTGTAATCGTCTGGTGTTGGACAGCAGCCGTAACCGCGTCCTTATACTCAGGCGTACCATAACCGTACACGTCCGCAGCCTGCTTTTGCACGTCCGAGAGCGAATGCGAACTAGCAAGTGACTTCCAGTATTCGCCCGGACTGTTAATCATGTACAACGCAGACTGCGTGCGCGTCATGCCAGGAATAACATATTCGGAACCAGCGCCACCAGACGATTGCGAAGTTTGCGAACCCATCGATTGAGCGCCCGTCGCATCAGCCGGTGCAGCAGTCTGTGTAACGGGAAGAATCCCCATCTTGCCCAGCGCCGCCGCTGTATTCGCACCAACAGGAACCGTATTGCTACCCGATCCCGCCACGAATTGCGGCGTGGAAGGCGTGGAATCTGAACCCTGTTGAGAATCGCCGTTCATAAGCGTACTCACAAGGTTGTTTTGCATCTGCATCTGACGCAACTTGAACGCGTTAGCTGCATTCGTCAAGTTCTGGTCGATACGTTGCTGGTAACCCTGTTGCGCAGTTTGCAACCCTTCACCCAAGGCCGCACCGAAGTTTCCGTGCGCGCTTCCGCCTGGTGCGGATGCCTTCAAAAGACCAATACTCAAGTTCAAAAGAGCATTGTTCGCGTTCGAACGCATCACAGTGGGATCATTGCTGACCAGCGGGTTATTCGGTCCCGCAAACATGTTGGCGACGCCTTGGGATAGCTTGTCGGCAAACCCAGTTCCCTGGTCGTTCCCAAGCAATCCGTCTACATTGCTCCAATCAATACCCGCCATTATCTAACCCCTCCAAACTGAATAGGCTGCACTTTCGGCGCTGCATAAACCTGATTAAGGCGTTGCATCAATGCCTGTAGTGCCAGGCTACTTCCGTTACCGCCGCCGCCCAGCGCACGCAGGCGCGCTTCCTGTTCAGCCGCTTCCTGTTGCTCTTGTTGCTGTTGCTGCTGCTGTTGTTTTGCATACTGCTGCATCTGGTTAAAACTCTGCTGCATTCCCTGATTCGTATTGATAGGAATGCCGCCCATTGAGGAAGAACCAAGCGGAGCCGAACCATAAACACTGCCCGACAATCCACCACCCAATGCACCGCTTGACGTTCCTGTCATCCCGCCACCTGGCGTAAGACCGCTAAACAGGCCAGTAGGAGAATCGCCCAATGCGCCGCCCATATCGGCAGGCATAGAGAATCCTGAACCGCCCGCTGAAACCGTTCCTGAAACGCCTGAATCACCAAACGCAGAACCGCCGTTAAACAGTCCCTGCCAGCCGGTAGCGCCGCCTGAACCCGAACCGCCACCGAAGAAGCTACCGAATCCGCCAGAGCTACCAGCGCCCGCAGCATCGCCCGCGCCACCGCCACCAAGCAGACCGCCGCCGAATGTTCCGGAGCCTGTACCGATTCCCGATCCAGCTGCATATCCGCCAGCGATCAGGGGCGCGATAATGTCAGCAACCTTGTTGACGCCCTGGAACTTCGCTAGTCCGTTAGCGTTGCCAGGGTTGTCCGCCTTCATTTCGTCCCAGGCGCTAGACGAAAAGTTACCAGTCGGGCTTAGCAATGCGCCGCCCTTACGATTATTGAATGTTCCGCCAATAGCCGGGTCATACCCAGGTACGCCCAGCGCAGCGCCTAGCGTTTGCCAAGGATGGTGTCCAACTTCCTTGAACGTCGCGCTAATGTAATCCCCGATATCGCCAAACATTATTTACCTCGTTTTTCCAATGCGCTCACCTTGTTCGCGAGGCCCTTTATAGCTGCTGCCTGAGCACCAAAGGCGTCTACAGCCAGGATTGTGTGACCATCGCCAAGCCCAAACGACTTTTGAAAGTCTTGCGCCATCGGACCCATATGCATTGCGTCACCCATCCCGATACCCGGCTTATAACGCCACGTCGCAATAGGCATATTCTTGAATTTCTCAACCGCTTCGTCAGAGTCGATATCCTTAACGTCGGTCTTAAGGTTCCGGTCTGAGAAGAAACTCATAGCCGAAGAACCCAAACCACCGATCAATCCAAGGATCGAACCAAGCGAGTTACTAGGCATAGTGGAAACAGAGTTACCGCCAGCATTGCCGCCGTACGTCGCGCTAATAAGGTCCTGCAATTGACGCTCACCAGCGCCCTGTTGCTGCGCGTAGATTTGCTGGTTGTAGTTGTCAACGTTCTGTTGCTGTTGCTGCGTCAGTCCGCCCGCAGTAATCATCGAACCTGCGTTAGCAGCCGCGTTACCTTGCTGCGCTTGACCCAATGAACCCAGCAACTGAGCCGCTTGGAGTTGCTGAGCGTTGCCTTGCAGCCCCGCGTTCTGGTTAGCAAGTGACGCGTTGTAGTTGCCTTGCGCGTTCTGATTAGCCTGTGCAACGGCCTGTTGGTATCCCTGATTCTGGATATTCGCATCCGCACTGGCGATGTTCTGTTGCGTGTACTTGTCATTCAGTGCGTTTTGTACCGCTTGACGCGAACCACCAAACGCACCCGCCGCAGTCGCACCAGCGTTCGTTTGCTGATTCGTGATTGCGCCTTGTTGCTGGATTTGCTGATTCGTTGTATCCATAACTTGCTTCAGATACGGACTCAACTGGGATTGAATCTGATCCGCTGTAGGTGCGCTGTACGAGACGTTTTGCGGGGTGTATCCGCCTGCCTTCGTAGCGTTAGAAACGCCCTGGTTGATAGCTGATGCACCAGTGTTGCTAGCGCCTGCGTTGAACAGCGCTCCCACACCAGCGTTTTGCATATCGTTCATCGGCGCAACGCCTTCACCCTGATACGGTGTATATGGATTCTGCGAAATCTGTTGCGCCTTATTGTAGTTATTTTGGATATACGATTTGGCCCAATCAGGAATCGTTTGCTGAACCGTACTGGTTCCGCCGCCACCACCACTAGACATTTTGATTCTCCTGTTCTTTTAGTTCTTTTGTGAGAAGGATATGTCTCGAACCGTAACCAGCCGATTCCAACAGTTTTATCCAACCAGGTCGGGCGCAAATCTCAACAGCGCCGCAACCTGAGAATTCCGCGAAGCGTTCGATTGCTGTAATGATGGGGACGGCCCATTCCTTGGCGTTGTACCCCGTACCGAACTTGATAAAACAGACCTTGCGGCGCGGATACTGGACAATCTGTGTCACCACGATCCCAAGTGCCGTCTCAGTTTTCCAAATCCACAATTGCGCGTTGTTGGTGTCGATAGCTTGTTTTACATCTTCTACGCTATCGTTACCGCGCATCAGCTTGGCCCCATTGTCGGTAAGCCACTTCTGTACTGTCGGCCAGACTTCATGTACCGTCTGGCCGTCATATGCTCGAATCATTTGAACCGTCCTGTGCCTTGCGGCACGTCCCCCTGTAGGGGGTCTTATTGTTTTACTGTTACTACGGAAGCGTTACTTTCACTGTCGATAGTGTGCCTGTGGTACTGACTACCAGTTGCCACATTCCGCCTTCTTCATCTTGTAAAATTAGACGCGGTGCGCGCGAATTTCCCGCGACTTTGCCAACGAAGATATCGTTTCCGGCCTTAAGGTTTTGTTGGTCAGCCGATTCGAGTTTGTGTTTCCATTGAGCCGCCAACGCGGGCGTAAATGGAATAGGCAATTGCAGAGCCATTAGCGTCTACCTCCGGACTTGGCATCCAGGCGAATCGCACCAACCTGGAATAGGCCATCTGTTACGGGTTCAATAAACATCTGGAGTTGCCGCCCAGTAAATCGGCAATCCGTATACCCATCATCCGAACGCATGGTGTAAGGCCCCCATGTATCTTGAGGTCCGTTCGGTGTCTGTCGCGTCAAAAAGCTGACGTTGTAATTGCCCGTACCCGGTGCGGCCGATTCATCCGTGTCTTGGATGATTCGCGTCACGTTCAGAACCGTGTCGCCATTAGCCGTATCAATGGGTCCTGTCAGAGCGCTGAAAGTGCCAACACGTGTATTACCCGCGTCAGTCCAACCGCTTTCGTGCTCGTACAGATTCCTATCGGAGCCAGCGCCGATAGGGTTCGGCCATACCTCGCGGTCACTCCATGCGGTGCGACCGAGTACGCCAATACCGATACCCCAGAAGTTATCCTTGAAATTCCAGTAGCAATACGAGTCGTTTTCACGGCTATTGGTAGACGGGAAGAACCACCAAACCTCACTAAAGGTGCTGTTGATACCAGCGCAAATCTTGCTCTGCTGTTGAACGTTAAGATTCCCAAAAACCGCCTCACCAACATCAGACGGAATAGCCTGAACGACGCCGTTGTACAGGTAGAAATTCTGGTTGCCCATCCACACAGCGAAGTTGGTAGTAGCAGCAAAAGCCTTTGAGCTAATCAGGCCGCACGAACTGGATAGCAAGTTCGTTCCGTAGATATAGGGGTATCCTACGTATGTAAGCGTATGAACGTCCGTATCGGTAAAGATAAGGTGCGTTCCTGGCATACGGATACCGGCAAGTGGTATGCCGTTGCTATGTAGCTGCAAATCACCCGCCGTAGTCGTTTCATCGGCGGTCCAATTGTTGAAATCGCCTTGATTGCACCATTGAATCTCTCGCGGATTACCGCCAGCGCCAAGCATCACAACCATACGTTCGGTAGTAACAAACATTGCACTCGCTTGCGTCGGTGCGTTTGCGACCAACTGGGCTGTCGGTGTCTGATTGACCGGGTCCCAGGAGAACAAACGTCCATCCGAGCTATCGAGCGCCAATAGAACCTGTCCGAAGTTATCCAGGCTCCACGTAGTCGCACCCGTTACCTTGGTAGCTCCGCTTCGAGGCGTACCGTAATCGTCTTTGCTGTAGTCGCTAGTACCGAACCCAGCGCCAATGAAAGCGTCTACGTTGCCCTCTGCCAGGCCGGACGGGGTAATGTCGTTGATAATGCTGCCAGCGGTGTATTGCAAGTGATTGGCGGTCCCGATAGCGCATCGGGGAGAGCCGTCGTTACTACGCCAGGTGAGAATGGCTCGCGCCGGTTCCGGAAGGGCGTATTGGGAAAAGCGTTGCCAACCTCCAACGGGCTGCATCTTCCCGTTATACCACCGGAACAAATCAGCCTTGCGCCACCGTCCTTTAGACTCATATACGGGACCATTAGCCAGGACGCCTGGTGGAAGGTCCACAGGAAAGAACGCCATGTATGCTCCCCATTGTTATTATTGTTATTAGGGTGAGGGACTTTCTCGTCCCTATCGTTCGCCATGCGATTGAAGCTCTGCAATCTTTGCTTCTGCCAACTTCTCGTCAAGGGCAATACGCTTCGATGAGAAATAGATATGTGCGATGCACGTAACGAGAGCCGTGATAATCCCAACGATTACGCCGTAATCCTGCAACGTGAAGCCCGCTGACACAGACGCAGCAGCGCCTGCGTATGAAGCTGCCGCTTCCGGTGTAAGTCTCATAAAAACCTCTAAAAATCCGCCTCTGGTAATGTCGAGTGCTTATGCATTCGTCTCTGCGTAGATAGCGGCACTCGAAATGTTGCCCTGTCCGCCGGATACGGTGAAACCAACCCGGAAGGCAATCAACCCCTCGGACGGCGCAATGCCACCTTGCGTAAGGGTGTCGCAGGTCGAGTAGGCCACAGCAGAACCGATGGCGTTGGCTGCGAATGCTTGGTAATAGCCACCAACTCCCGTACTCGCACCATTCCACACGTTAAAGACACGCACCCATTGGGCGGACGATGTGTTGGACATGTCGGCAGGCGCACGACTGGAAAGCGCCTCGTCTTTCCATACAACCATAGAAAGACCCGAGCCAATCAGCGTCAAGCTACCTGACGTGACTACACCACCACTAACTACAAGGTTCTGCACCCTACGAGCACGGCGGTGGAAGTAACTAGCAACGTGAATGTCCGCCGATGGGTCATCCCGGAAGATCGCCCCTGTGCCTATGTACACCATACCTACTAGTGTTCGCGTCGCGTCGCCCGTCTTAATCTCGATACCATTCGTGTCCGTCGAGTGACCAGTCGTGCTGGCCTCAAGTGTCATCGTCGCACCATTCATGTACACATAGACGTAGTACAGATTACCTGCTGTGAGACCTGAGTTGCTAAGGTTCACACCCGCTGATGGGATCGATTGCGGCGTACCGTTGATAATTACGTACTGACCGTTGTATCGGTTCAGACGGCACTGCGTGGAGGACACGAACACGAACCGGCACTGCCCAAATGATGACGCGGTTGCGAACGCGGTGTTAGCGGTAGTCTGCGCTGCGGTTGCCGCAGTGTTAGCCGCCGTAGCCGAGTTACTAGCGGATTTAACGCCAGCATCGATCAAATCCATGTCGTTGTTGAGCAATTGGCCCCAAGTATCCGTATCCCCGCCAATGTCAGGCTTTGTGAGGTTTAGAAAGGGGGTGAATGTATCTGCCATGTTATTACCTACTTATAAATTGGTATCCAAATGTCGTGTGAGCTATCCGCCTGGGGAGTCCAGTTCGGGTACATTGGACTTATTGTTTGTTCCCAGAGATAGTGCGCGGATATTCCGTCAGCCGACCATTCCCAATTCGAATCTTCAACGCTGGCGTGAAAGGTAAGTCCGCCGTACAGATTGGTGCTCCATACCCAGTTCGAATCGACTTGTCCCGCGTGTGCGGCGAATCCTTGTGCGGTACTGTCCCAATCCCAGTTTGAATCGATTTCTCCCGCCGCCTGGATGACGCAAAAGAGGGTGGATTCCCATTGCCATTCCGACGCGAGCAATCCAGCCTCTATGGGGTGCGCAGAAAGTGTGCTATCCCAGACCCAAGGCGAAATGCCGACTTGCCCGAACGTATACAGAGAACCGTTTAGTTCACCGTCCCATGTGGAATCAGACGCAAGTTCGGCGGTTTGTACTGTGAATTTGCCGTATGGGCCGCGACCGTACCGGAATCCGCCGTATCCATTTACAGACATAGCGGCCTCCCGAATTAGGTCTGCTTGTTCGTGTAGTTACCGATTGGAACGGCGAAAACGTCGCCTAGACCAATCAATTTTTGAACCGTGAGCGGAGAGGCTTCCACAAGGTTTCCGCCTGTGGGTGCGTCATAAATCCCGCCACCTACAATCGTTCCCCAGTTCGCCGTGGCCGTAGGAAACTGCACCAAAGCGTTATTGGTCGCCATAGCGGGTCCGCTGCCCGTGACAGACCACGTAATAGGTTGTCGAGCGTAATTGCCGCCACTAACCTCAACACCACCTGTGCCCGCAGGCATAACAGGGTTAGTGGTGAACAGCGCCATATACACAGTAGTAGGGAACGGGTACGCAGCGACTCCAAGAACGTGCTTCAGTACGCCTTGCTCGCCGTATGTCGAGAGAGCCATAATTTATCCTTGTTTTAGCACTCAACGATATGTTCTGCGCGTACGCATGCGCAGCGTTGCACCGCTGAATTGGGCGTTCTTTTCCGCCGTATTGATGTTCTCAACAAGCTGGTTGTACATGCCCGCCCATACCTGAATCCGGTCGTCATCCATGAGATACGGAGCCGAATGCAGCAATGCGCCATACAGGTAGACGTTGGCATATTTGCGGAGCAACCAATTAGTCTGATTGGTAGATGACAGCGGAGGAACGCGGCTGTAATAGACCATCTGGACTGTGTACTGTTGATCGGGAGTAGGGAGGATTTCCATTGTTTCGCCAGAAATGGCGTACAACATGGGAACGCCCGCAATCTGGTGAGTCTGTCGCGCGTCGTCCATCTGGCTTTGCGTAATCATTTCCACGCTGTTAGGCGGCGGAACAGTCATTACGCGGAAGTTCTGCATTTCCAGATAGTCTGTCGGGACGGGTAGGAAATACTGTCCCCATTGGTCGGTTTGACTCGAATCGATCAACGCCGTACTTCGCGTGGTGGCGGCCAAGATGCGGAACCGCTCATCCGAGTCCACCGCGACTTCTGCCAGGCGAACGAACGTAGGGATTTCGTCTGTCAGGTCGCGCCGGTTGAGGAACCCAGCGATTTCCGCGCAGAGTCCATCGTATGTATCCAAGGCCATAGTTAAACCTTCCCTGGACGTGTGCGGAAGAAGCGGTTTTCAGGGTCGTTCAACCATTTCTTAAACGCTACCTTGTCGTCCAGAATTCCCTTCATTTTCAGGTCCTGGAGAATCACTAGCGGAATCGTCGCGACATGGTGCATATCGCCTTTCCAGTTGGCGCGTTCGTCCATCTGATTGAAGCGGTTCTTATTCACTTCAACGATGGTTGAATGGTCCTGGACTTCTTCGATGGTCGCTTTGTCATTACTTTCGTCGTAATGCCAATAGCGCGTGATCCCGAACTCGGGAACGTGTTCGAAAAGTTTCTTACTCATGGGGGAAATTCCGGAACAAAGCACGCGTTGCACGTGCACAGAAACGACAAAGGGGGCACGTGGCCCCCTCTGGTTAGCGATTAGCTACTGACGCGATTACGAAGCTGAAGTCGTAAGGTCAGCAATGATGCCGTGCGCCAGCGGGTTTTGAACCTTCAGGCCGTACTCACAAACGATTTGGCGCTTCTCACTGTCGCCTGTCTTCGCCAGAGTGAGCATCTGATAATTGCGAAGGTACGCTACGGCGGCGTACTGGGTGTCCACCGACAGAGCCACGCCCGGACGCTGGAAGCGGTTAGGAACAATCGTCACCTCACCGAAATCGCTCACGTACACGTCCGAGGCTCCAATGATGGCCGCTTGCTGTCCAGGTTGCACGTCACGGAAACGCGTTGCAATACCCGTAAATTCCGAGATTGCCCCCTTATTAAAGGCTCCGACCATTACCATGTCCGACTTCCCGCCGTTCGTCCATTGCTTCGACAAAACATCCTTCAGCATGTCTTCAGTGATTGGGCGCGCGGTTCCATCGGTAGGAGCAGCATTCACATATCCACTTGGCAGGCCGCTAGCGCCGATACCGCCTGAGAACGTCCCGGCAACACCACCCGCACCACGATTCGAATTGGCCGCGAGCATGAAGGATTCGAAACCAGCCGTAGTACGCGCGGTCGAGTCCGAGCCAGGCGTTGCAGCGTGGTTACCGGTCAGGACCGCTTCCACATCGCGCTTCAGTTCCGAGCCGCGCTTAGCGATTTGGTAGGCGAGTTCCGATTTACGGCCTGCCTTGTCCACGCTTTCGAGGGAACCCGAAACCTGTACCACCTTGGTTGAGATTTGCGTATATGAGCCGATACGCGAAGTCGGGGTGCTCGTATCAGCACCAGCGTCTGCACCCTCGACAGCAGCGTTGTTGGCGTTCGGCGCGGTCAACGCGTCTGACTGCCACTCGAAATAGGTGTTGCTTGCTGTCGTCTTGCCAATGTTCGATTGGAAGGGCGTGTCGATGGGGCTAATGTTGACGATTACATCAGCAAGCGACTCACGAATGCCGCGAGCGTCATAGGTATTAAATGAACCAGCCATTTTTATTATCCTTTTTATTGGCTTTTATGGGTAAAGCCGTACTACTAGAGAAGTTTTGCGAGCAAACTAGCCGCGTCGTTGACATTGCCTGTACGGGCTAGCTGTTTCCGGGCATCGAGAACAGCAGACTTTTTGGAGTTCGGCGTCTGTCCAGCCGCACCAGGGCGAATTACCTTCGTCTTGGTCGGGTCCTGGGTAGGGCGCGGTTGTCCCTTGGCAACAAGACGGTCATACATCATGGCCTTGTGTGCGAGCACAAAAATGCGGTGATCGGTTGTCGCGTTGATTTCCTGATCTGAGTAACCAAGCGTGGTCGCATAATCGCGAATAGCCTTTTTACCCGCATCCGCCTTGGCTGCGTCCTTCCATTCTGGGAAAGCCGCCATAAGCTTTTGACCTTCTTCCGCGAACTTGCCTTGAAGTTGCTTCAGGTGCTCTTGCTCTTGCTTCTGCGTAAGCGCCTGATATTCGTTGGCAAGTCGGGCCATCTGGTCTTTGTGTTCGCGCCATTGCTCACGCTGCGTCAGAAACCCTACAGGGTCGTTCTGTTGAAGCATCTGCCACTGTTCCGGAGTCGGTTCCTGTGGCGTAAGCTGCTGCATGAGTTGTGCGACTTGTGCCAGTCCGTTTCGGTACTGTTCGCGTTCCTGTTGAGCTTCATTGGCGGCGGTCGCAAGTACCTTGCGGTCCTCTGCCAAAGCCTGTGACTTTTTTGTGTAATCACTTTGGCGCAAAAAACCTTTCTTCAGTTCTGCAAGGGTGACCGGCACTTCGCGTTCACCGTCATGAACAGCAAAGGTCGTGTCATCTGAGACTGAATCGTGATTTTCGCTTTCCGGAGTGTTCGACTCTTCTTCGCTCTCTACTTCGTCTGTCGGGCCGTCGCCTGATTCGTCTTCGTAGTGAGTTTCCGATTCGTCTGTTTGCTCGGTTGGTTCCTCATGGCTTTCCGGGTTCGCATCGTGCGATTGTCCGACATTCGGTTCTACCTTGCTGGGTTCCTGCGTTTTGCTCGCCTTCGGGGTGTTGACAATCGTTAGGTCGTCAGTCAGAAGGTTGGCGATTGAATCTGCGGCTGTATCAACACCAGTTCCTGGAGTAGGATTGTTGGTCGTAATCATTTGCCTATACCATCAAATTTGGAAAAATTTCGAGAAAACCGGACCAATTGCTGGTCTGGTGCATAACTTTTTTGACTAAATGATGCCTTAGTGCGTGCTATCGGTTCTTACCCTTTGCACTCGCCATTACAGCGTTGCTGATCTGTCCATCACCCAAAATGCTGTTCAAACAGTTGAACAGGCTGCGTTGCACCTGAACGTGCGCAAACAAGCGCTCACGTGTCGCTACGTCGCCTGGGTCCGTCTTGCTCCATTCATCGTAGAAGCGCTGGTTAAGGCGCTTCAATGCCTCCTGGAAGGCGGGGTTTTCCAGAACAATCTTTGCCTGGTTGCCAAGCGTCGATTGCTGTTCTTGGGTCAGCTTTTCAGTCATAGTTCAAATTCCGTTTAAGCGCCGAATGGTTGCGGCGTGAATTGTTGTGCTTCAGGCGCGATAGGCGCTTGAGCGTTAAAGACGGTCTGGTGAGCGTCGGCAAGATGCCCCATAGCAGCCCGAGTTAGCGAGTTTTCCTGTTCGCGCTGGTGTTGCACGTCAGAAACAAGGCTATTCACTGCGGCGTTCTGGATTTGCGTTTGATACTTCAATTCCAATTCGCGTTGCTGCAAGGCAAGCTGTGCAGCATCCTTCTGGCGAAGGCGTTGGTCCTCTTGCGTGGCCTTTAGCTGATCCAATTGCAGGCGTTGAACCTCAAGCTGAATGCGTTGCTGTTCCGCTTGCGCATCGTTCTGAACCTTGACCATTTGCGGGTCCGGCTTTGGCGGCTGCTGTGGTGGCGGTGGAAGTTGCTGTCCTGCCGGAATCTGGTTAAAGAACATTCCAGCATTCTTGAATCCAGCCAATTCGACAATCTTGGTAAGCGTCGTGCTGTACTGACTGAGATTCACAAGCGGGTTGTTCGGCCCAAGCTGTTGCAGAATCTGTTCCTGTGCGGCTTTAATCTGCGTCAACATACCAATCTTTTCTTGCGATGTACCCGTGCCGATTGCGACATTGATGGTTACAGCCATATCCGCATTCCAGTAACGCGGATCGACTTCGACCCACGACCCGCGCAATTGAACGGTTCGCGGCTTATTCTGGTGGGAGCAACTTAGATTTAGGATCAATCTGAATACTTGTTTCAGACCGTCCGCGAGAATGCGCGAAATAAGCTCGATACGGCCCTGTGACGCGCTTACTTGCTGTTGGACAGCCATCGCAGTAGTAGACTGCAACGTATCGGCGCTAAGACCCATCGATTGCAGCGAAACGCCTGTGCGCTTGTCCAATACCTGGTCTGTGTACTGCACCATGTCAAACGCATCTTGACCAACGAACGGCGTAATCAACGGCTGAACCGCTCCAACTTGGCGCATACGCACTACAGAACCGGTTTCGTTGTTCAAAATGTCGTCGTAATTTACGGCACCCTCCAGTACTGCCATACGTGGGCGGATGGATTGGGCCAGCGAGTCGAGACTATCCCGCCAAATCTGCGTCTTGATACGCTGCAAGTCTGCCGTTACGTCAGTGATCGATTGACCAAAGAACGTGTGAGGTTCGGGTGAGCACTGGAACACCGCAAACGGGTGGAAATCAACCGGTTCGCGAGATACAACCTTGAAGGAAGGGCCCATCGTACAGACGCGGTATAGCTCCGCGATGCCGTCACCGTCGCTATCAATCCAGCAATAGGACTCAACGAACAAAACCTTTTGAAGGCTTGGGTTGATACCTTCGAAGCCGCCAACCGTGCGCGCCCAAGGCTCACGTGCGATCCTCTCAACGTTCATGTCAAGTTCGTTTGACGTGACATGCTCACGAATCAAATCCTCGTCATAACCCAGTGCAACCAGTTCGCTTGTCGTCATCATCGAACGATGCGCAACCAGGTTGAAACCACGGCTGGACGGCGTATCACATTCCAGCGAACGTGCGCGACGGTCAATCAGGAACTCTTCGGGCGGAACGCATTCGGCGCGAATACGGCCCTTTGTCGTGCGCCGCTTCACCTTCGCATCAATAACCGGAACCGGCATACCAACCATATCCGGCGTGATAACGTATTCCTTGATTACTTCAATGGATTCGACTCCATCATCTTGTTCGAGTTGGTACAGGCCGATAGGATCGAGGCCCGTATAGTGTTCCGTGCGAACAGTCACTGAGTCATCCCACCACACCTTTACAATGCCGGTCTTGTAAGTCAGTGCGTCATGGAATGCGCTGTACAGAATGTCGAAACCAGGGTTGTCCTTGTTAAAGACAAGATTTGCGTAGTCCGTAGCCTGTTCCGCGAACGCTACATCCTTGGCTGATTCAGGCTCGAATTGCACAATGTCATTCGAGCTAGTGAATATGCGCATCAAATCGCCAAGAATGCTGGTGATCGTGTCGCGAACATCACGTGACGAAATAGGGGCGTGTCCAGCCGGGTCCAACGCCTGGTCCAGATACGAAGGATCACCCTGGCCTGGTTCTGCAACGTCAACACGACCGCGATACATTTCTGTAGCGTATGCGCGCATCGGACCAACTTCGTAGTCGATGAAGGTCTGTGAATCGCTAAGCTGTTGTTGAATTATTGCGCCAATCTCTTCGTCTGAGAGTGGGACTGTCCCGTCCTGGTCGTTCGTGTTAAGCGCGCTTTGCTGCGCGTCGTCAGCTCCAGCGGGGTAATCATTTTCCGGTTCTGTGTCCGGAAGTTCGATTCCGCGTTGTGTCCACGGTTGAGAACCGTTCATCATCGCGGAAATGGGAGTATTGAAGTCTCCCGCGCCGCCTTCTACGGGCGCTTTCATGCGGCTTTTCTTAGCCATCTTGTTATTCTCCAAAAACCCGCATGAAAGCGGGGTAGGGCATCTGATTCCAAACGCCCCGCCATACGGTTCCGGAGCGTATTAGTAGCTTCCGCGACCTTGATTAGGCTTTACCTTGCTGCCCGCCATGATTCCGGCTGCAATCTTGTCCTTTGCAACCTTTGAGTCCATTGGGGCCTTGTCAGCGATTGACGCGCTACCGCCACCAGATGAATTTCCCTGGCGAGTCGTCTTAGCCATGTCGCTGTTCTTCGCAGCAGTGGCCTTGATTTGCGGCTTTGGCGTGTCCATCGTGTTTGTGGGCTTCGTTTTGCTCTTGCTGGTGCTTTCACCATGCGTCGCGTACGATGCCTTGAGCCAGTTTTTAATTGCCATGATTTTTTCCTTAAGGTATATCCTGAGCGGATACATATAAATTGATGAGTGATTGAAAAAAACCGCGCGGAATCGAACGGATATCAACAAGTTTTTTCGGAATTGCAGAGATAGACGCAGTGGTCACGACACGTCTAGGCAACGCGTGGGATATTGCGTCGCAGAGGTTTGTTCGATGCCCAGAAATAGGACGCGGGATTGCCCGCCGTCGCTGCGTCACTGGCGAACGTCAAAACAAAAGCGTCCGCAAGGTCGGGCGAACGAACGCCGCGCCGCTTGATATCATCTTTCGACTCAATCTTGATTTTGCCGGTGCTCTGAAACTGATACTTGACGGTTGCCAACTCAGCCTTTAGCTGTCTGTCATCTGGCAACTTGCAATTACGTGCTTCCAGCCATTCGCGGGCCTTGTACCAAAGCTCCGCACGCAGATTCAGATACTTGTCACCGCCCAGTGCAGGGCTTTCCGATACGTTAATCCCACGCATCGGCAAGCCCATTTCGCGCCCACGATCCACGACGCCAGCGCCAACCCCGATCACGTCCACCAGAATTTCTACCGGACGGTCTTCAAACTTGCACTGGTCATACTTCGTCTTGATGCGACCAACCGTTTGCATCGTGTCGAGTCCGGACCACCATTCAACGTTGTCCCTCACGACATTTCCATGTCGAATACACAGGGCCGTGCGGTCACTACCGAATCTCGCAACGTCCAGGCCCCAGACACATCTCTGATTCGGCGTTTCCTGGATATCCCGATTGATTGCCGCATCGAGCAAATGCATGGGAATAACCGTGTCGTCATCGCCCAGCGGGAATTCACCCAATACGCGGATACGAAACGCGTTCGAAGTCTCACCAAAGCGTAGGGCCTGTTCCTGAACGTATTCCTTCGACACGCGCGGACTGTCCACACAGCTAACCTTCAGCGTGAACCACTCACTAGCCAACATGTGGTGCGTGTCATAGAAATAGCCGCTTGACCTCGTAGGGTTGCCCAGCAGAATCGTTGCTGCCGAATGACCCGACATGGAACCCGATGCCGCTTCAAAGACGGCCTCAGGAACACCAGAAGCCTCGTCAGCAATCAGCAAGACATTTTCCGAGTGCACACCCGCCAGTGCCTCGGGCTGCTCTTGGCGGGACGTGCGAAGCGAAATGAACGATTCTTCTGGCGCGGGTATAAACTCGATACGATCGGACTTGATTTCCGCCATTCCACGAAGTACGTCCGGCATCTTCTTAATCCAACTCTTCATTTCCGAGAACAACGCGTCATACAACTGCGCGCTGGTCGGTGCCGTGACGATCGTTTTTTGTGGGAACCTCATGTAGAAATGCCAGATTGCCGCCCAGCTAGTCGCTGTGGACTTACCTACACCGTGTCCACTGCGTACAGAAATCTTTCGTTCGCCACGCGCCAAAGCATTCAGGAATGTCCGCTGCCATTCGTCAGGTTCAGCGCCTAGTACCTCTTGTACGAAAAGCACTGGGTCTGCGTAATACTTCTCCCGGAATTCAACAAAGGGATTCGTCTCACTCATACGCTACCCCTTCATTCCGGCCACTTATGGGAAGTAGCGGTGCGCTTAGGCGCGTAGAATTCGTCGGGAACCGCAGGAAGTTCTTTTGAGAACTTTGTGCCTTGGCGCTTCTCCGTGTTTGTTCGGATCACCAATGCAATAAGCGCTACGTGAGAGGCGAACAGGAATGTGCTCAAGCACTCCAGCGCGAGAAGCTGGAAATTTGTAGTACTCATGGGGTACACCGTTTTTGTTATTCGTGCGGGGCGCACGTGGGCGGCTTTGGGAATATCCAAACCGTCCAGATTTTTTTTAAGGCGAGAGGGAACCGGTTAAGGCCGAACTGAAACCAGGTTGGATAACGAAGGCGCGAGGGTGCTTCAGTTTGTGCTAAAGCACAGCGCCAAATGCATCCCATTCGGAGCAGTACGAGAGAGAGTGGGGCAGACCTGAACTATTTTTCAGACCTTGGGATTTTCGGGAATTTCTATGGGAAATTTTTTCGGTGGGTATCCACCTTCCCAGAAAATCGCCCCGACCCTCCGCGAAAGGGGGGGGTGTCCGGCGCGCCCCGCGCAGACGCGAACGATTCGCATTTATGGTCACGGGAATCGGTTTTGAATGCGAACGCGTCGCATTAGCAATTGGCTTAGCGCGCGTCGCGCCCCGACCAACCTACTGACCATCGTTGGCGCGGATATCTTGCGGGTTCCTTACCGGATGCGGCTTCGATGCCTGTCTGATGCGTTCTTATTGCTTGCCAGGACGGATTCAGCTATGCTGACAACACATTGGACGAACGTCCGTTAATGTTGTTGAAGCGCCGAAACAGGGGAAACGACATGGCAAGCGGCAAGTTCGTTGCGTACTACCGGGTATCGACACAGAAACAAGGTGCGAGCGGACTTGGCTTGGACGCACAGCGCGAAGCCGTTACGCGTTATCTCAATGGCGGCGATTGGCAATTGATTGGCGAGTTCACTGAGGTTGAAACCGCCAAGGGTTCGAATGCACTCGCCAAGCGCCCCCAACTGCGCGCCGCGCTTGAACTGTGCCGCAAGACGGGCGCACGGCTGCTGATTGCCAAGCTGGACCGCCTGGCGCGTAACGTCGCGTTCATCGCTGGCTTGATGGAAAGCAAGGTCAAATTCGTTTCGGCGGACATGCCGGAAGTCAATGAATTGACTATCCATATCATGGCGGCATTCGCAGAGCATGAAGCGAAGCGCATTTCCGAACGTACGCGAGACGCATTGCGCGCAGCTAAGGCGCGTGGCGTCGTTCTGGGTGCGACTGGACCCGCCAACCTCAAACAGAACATTGAAGCCCGCCAGAAGGCTGCTGACGAGTTCGCAGGCTCGCTTTCGTCCGTCCTTGCTGGCTTCAAAGCATCCGGCCTCACACAGCGCCAAATGGTCGAGCAACTGAACGCGCTTGGTATCAAGACGGCGCGCGGTGGCGAATGGTCCCTCATGCAACTCCAGCGAGTCCTGAAGCGCCAAGCGTAATCGCGTCGTAAATCCCACTCATCGGGATTTCAGACCAGATTTCACATTATAAGAAACGCGTGCGCGCACAGGCATGTGCGCAATCTGCAATCGGTGCGGGTTTTTGTGCCTTTTGGCTCTCAACACTTTTTCAGACTATTATTGAATCAGTTTTGTATCCGCCCACGGATTCGCCCGCATTGTCGCAGTGCTAAAGCACAACGCGACGGACTGGGCACGTATTGTCTTATCTGGCGATGGATTGGAACAGAATGGATTTGATTCGCATGCACGGTCGTCAACACTTATTCAGACTTTTATAGCTTTTCTTTCTCTGGCACGTTGGCACGAATGCGATAAAAGCGCCAACAGGCTTCAGTAGCAGCTACGCACTGAATGGTGCCTGTTGGCGAACATATCGGAAGTGCAGGTGCTTCGTCACGCGCTTTAGTCTTCGTCCAGAAGCTTGAACGATTGTTTCTGGATTGGTTCCGACAGGTAATCATCGTCCTTGAGAATCCGCGCAGGTTCCAATACATCGAATTCTGGTACGGTTAAACCGTTCCCATAGGTTTCACCAGACTGGCTTAGTGCGGGCTGTGCTTCAGCACGAATCGCTTCTGTAGACGCTTCAGCACGCATATCGATAACTGTCGTTTCCGGGCGCTGTACGGGCTTTCTCATTGCTTGCAGGAACAATGAACCCATGTCGAGGTTGACGGCTACGTTGGTTTGTCCGTTCTCTTTGTACCGGTTGTTCCAGATACCTGCTGTCCATTTCTTCGTATCCGTGGACAGCTTTGCCGCCGCAACCTCGATCTTTGAAGCTTTGCCTTCTATGGCACGTTGCAGGACGTTATCGGTTGTGGTTTGTATATCATCGGCCAGAGCATGCGCGGCCTGTTCTCTGGCCTTCCTGTAGCGTTCTGAGCGTTCTGGATTGCGTTCGAGCCATTTGGACAGGAATGGACGTGAGCATTGGGCGGTTGCTGCGACTTCGATAAGTGTCTTACCATCTTCCAGAAGGGCGAAAATGGTTTCTTCAAGTTCGTCCAGTGCTTCCAGGCGGGCACGTTTTACGGGTGATCCGGCCATTGCTTTACCTCTTTCCACGCGCGCTCGATAGCTCCATCCAACTGGCTTAGGATATCTTGTTGCTGCTTGGCTAGAGCGTTGGTAACAGCGGAACCGGCTTGGTTTTTAAAAGCTGATTCCATAGCTTTGGCGGCCACAGAAAGTTGCTCGTAGAGCGATTCGTTCTCTTGTACGAACCTTGTCAATCCGTCCGGGTCGCTTTTTTCCCATTCGCGTTCTATCTTGAAGTAGATATGATTCATGATTCTGTTCCGTGTGACGGGGCCGTGTTGGCCCGGTTGTGCTTTAGCAGAACTGGCGGCGCAGTTCGTGCCGTATGAAATCTTCCATGCTGTCGAAATCGTACGGACTGCATTCCGGGATATCGACTGGCTTCAGTGCTTTGGGCATCATGTTTTCCACTTCTTCCGGGTCTACGTTTTCGTACGGTGAGTATTCCGGGTTCGGCTGATTGGATTTGGTTGCCATGATTTACCTTGTTGCTGTGTTTCTTGTTGGTCCGGGTTTTTGGGGACGCGGTGCTAAAGCACGTGCTAAAGCACATGAAACCCGTAAACGCGTTGCTGGTGCAGTCTGCCTGTTCTTATGTTTTTGGGCATGTTGACCAGCTTATACAGGCGTTTGTTATTGTTTTTGTCGCCTTGATACTATAGAAATTGGGAGAATGCGGACGTGCAATTTGTGTTTTGAGTCGAGAATTCGCCAAAATATTGCTTTTCTTTTGTTTTTCGCCAGTGCAGGGCCTGTTCCAGTGTGTGGAAGAATGCCTTTTCCTTTACTTTGATCTGTCCTTGTCGCTGGATTCTTAGCCAGGCTTCGTAACCTTCTGAGCGCTCAATGATGCCCCTATATCCCGACTTGCCGGGTTTGCGGTTGTTGTTTCGCAAGTTCTCGCTTGGCGTGGCAAGTCGCAGGTTCGAAAGGGCGTTGTTGCGTGCGTTTCGGTCTACGTGGTCGATTACGTATCCGTCTGGCGCGTCTTTGCCGTGTGACATGACCCACGTAATTACGTGCACGTACGCGCTTGGCGGTGCGCCTGTGGATGCAGTGAAATGGACCTGTAGCCGTTTGTCTCTGCCCTGTGGCGTTCCTGCTTCCTTTCCTGCACGACGGCTGTTAAAGGCTTTCTGGGCGTTCGCTGACGCGAAATGATGTAGTGGGCGGGTCTTCCACATCAGTACGCCCGTGAATGGGTCGTAATCGAAGCATTCGCGGAAGAAATCCACATATTGGTCCAGCCGCTTGCGTCCTTCGTTTTCTGTGTAGCGGTCTGAGTATTTACGCAGAATCAGGTTTGCCCATTGCAGATTGTTCGGGTTGTCGTCACGGAATCCGACGATATGCTTTGGCGGAATGTCGGTTTGAGTGAAGAGCGCGTATGCGGCGCGACTACGATAAATCTTGCGTCCGCCTGGAACGGTTATCTGTGTGGTCCGTAGTGCTTTACCTTCGCGGCTTATGATGCCTGTTTTCGGGTCGTAGGCGTAGCGGTTGGAAAGGGCCTGAATGTCATACGGGTCAAGTTCAATGTGATGCATGTGATGCTCCGAATAATTACGCGGTGTTGCGTCTCTAATAAAATTGCAGGGATGCGCGCGTAATTTCGGTTTCCGAGGAAAATTTGTTGTGTTCCTTGCTGGGCGTGGGTTGGCGGGTTGGTGGATTTGTTGGTTGGCGAAACGTCAAGTAGATTTGCGCTTTCTTCTGTGGCGCACGCGGTTGAGCAAAATGTCATTTATGCTTCGCGCGGACAGGTTGAATCGCTCCATGAGTTCGTGCAGTGAGAGCGAGTCTTTGAGGGCACGGATTTCGTTTTTATCTGTGTCGGGAACGTCTTTCAGCTTGCGATACTTAGGCGGTTTGTATGCGCTGACGGGTTCTGTACGTTGGCGTTCTGACGGCGGTATTGCGTGGATTGGTTTGGGCTTCATCATCTTGCGTAGCGTCTCGCGCCTGAGGAGCTTTCCGTATATCCAGATTTCTCGCTTGTTGCATTTCTCTGCGATGGATTCACGTAGTTCTGTGTTGTCTTCGTACATGGCTGGAATAGGGTAGGGCTTCACCAAATAAGAAAAGCCGCCCAGGCTTGTCAGGCTTGGAGCGGCTCTTTTCATTTGGCGTTGCGCTTTTGCGGAACTTCCTGGGCGAGTTTGCGGATATGGCGTTCGAAGTCGGAACTAAGGATTGCCAGTTCATCGAATGCCAGGCTGTTGACACGATCACGTCCGACACGCGCACGAACATAGGAATCGAATACGGCTTGTTGGCTGATTGTGAGGTGCGGATAATCGGCTGCACGGTGCGCGCGGTGGATTTCTTGCAGGAAGCTCATTTTTGTACCGTTTCTACTTGGAGTTGTATTTCTCTCAGGAGGAACTGAGTTCGAAGTTTCCTGAGTCGCTTTGGGCGGATTTGCGCCGGTTCTATGTTGAACGCAGCGCGAATGAATGCGTGGAAGTCGCTCATTGGTCGTTTGCGGCTTTTACAGCCTTCCTAAAGCCGCCTAGACCTTGAGGGCGTCGCATTTCGTCCGGCAAGTCTTCCACCTTACGGAGCGCAATTCGCTTGGGTACGTACTTCTTGAGAAGCGCCTTTTCCCCATGCGCCGTTACAGTCAAGGTATGCCGGGAATGTGTTGTTCCTTCCTTGTCGGTGAATGTGTTGGTATCCAGGTGGAACCAGTGTGAGTAATCACGGTATGGGGTTTTGTCTGCCTTCAGAATCCTGTCCTCCTGCAACAGTACGAACAGGTTATTGCGTCCGATGTTTCGCCCCGCCTGTGTCAGCTTTTGGGCCATACTCGCCATGTCGATAACTTCTGATGTTGCCAGGAGCGCTTGCGAGTGCTCTACGTGCGGCTGTTGTTGCTCTATTAGCTTGTTCTTCGCGGCATTTTCCAGAGCTAGCGCGGCGCGTTGTTCTTCCAGGTCTGCGGCAAGTCGGAGTGCTTCGCCCAGCGTCTGTGGAATCTTGAATGCGGGTTTTTCTGCCTGCGCTTCAAGTTCCTGCCACCGATCAACGATGCGTGCTCGCACCGCCACGCTATACCCGGATACGAGGATGAGCGTTTCTCGCTTGGGTAGCAGGAAGATTCGATATTCCTGTCCGTTCTGCGCCTCCGTATGGGTCGCCTCAAACTGAGGACACCCCCAACGCCGTGCAATTCGCTCAGCATCGCGCGCACGTCACGCATCACGTTGTCGTGACGCTTGCCCGTCAACTCCGCGATTTCGCGGCTGGTCATTGTTACCGTGTGGGTTGGAGCGTCGAATGTGAGAAGATTTGAAGTCATTTTTTGACCTTGAAACGAAAAAAGGTCTTAACTGTCCCGTCAGTCTGATTTCTCAGAAAGTTGGCGTTCGCGCCCACCAGCGCGCACGGGACAGTTAAGACCTTGGTGGAATTTGTTTGCGGCAAATCAGGCACGCCAATGCCTGTGTAATGTATTTACTGCCGCTTAGAGAAATGTGCGTACCGCCGCCAGGATTCCCGCGCACACGACAGCGGCGGTAAGAAGGTTGCCAACGGGGTGAGCGTGGATTTTTCGAAGCGTATTCATAGTCGAGTCCTTGATAAGCGAGGAAACACGTTGCGCGCTTCCCTGCTATCAAATTGCGAATAGGGACTCCTAAATGTGTTGCTGTTTTTGCAAAAGACTGTTGCGGGAATGGTGCTAGTCTGGATAAGTGATAATCATCGCGAACACGACTTTGGAAACCGTGGTGTTGTGCGCCTTGGCGTAGGGATGAATATCAGGTTGGCACTCGTTGCCAGGGATGGGTCAGAAGGTAGCGAAGCCAGGGCAAAACCCCGCCCTGGTAAGTCGCTACGCGAGACAATTCCCAAACGAAAAAACCAGGCCGAAGGAAGTTGTTTCCTAACTCAGCCCTTCAGAGTGAAGCAGGGGAGTGGAGCGGCGCTCAGTATGAAACAGTGTGAGCAAGAACCCACAAAGACAAAACCAAAACCCCTTAAGATAAAACCCGAATGAGAACCATCTGGGTGGAAGGTGGTGAAGGAAGAGAACGATATTCCCCCGTACCCAGGATACGCTTTTCGCTTAATCCTGAGGTCCGAAGGCATTCTCTTTCGACTGGTGGAAGTATGGAGCCAGTATAGAGCCTGAGGCCGCAGCATAATGCGCCATCAGGTAGACAGACTGTTATGGGTTACATGCTTCCCATCCTAACCCGCTCTGTCTGACGCTTACACTTGCTCTAGTTTATCGGTTCGCTTTCGATCCAGTCCTCTTTCGAGATTCAGTCCGATACATTCAAACAAGCAGCCTGCCATTCCCACGGTTGCCTTGTTAGCCAGGTAGGTACTACAACTGTTCGCGCCCTGCCGGTTGCCCCTGCTTCGCGACCAATCTGCTTCTCAACATATTTACTGCGGGGATTTTGATTTCGTGCCATGCGCTCGAATTCCTTTTTTCATCCCTGCATGATCAAATTGCAGAGTTGTTAGTGAAAATTTGTTTTTAAGACTTTTTATTTTTCTATTCGCGTTCGGAGGATGATAGGTCTTAATTTATCTCCTAAGTATCCTTTTTAAGACCAAATAGTTGTTGCGTGCTGTGTGTTGTTCAATATAAATTCCCTGCGTTCTCATTTACTCGAATTAAAGGAAAATCAGACCATGAATGAACCGAAGGTGTCGGTCAGCGAACGGGCCACCCTGCAAAGGGTGAACCGTGCTCTTGCGTACGAAGGGAAATCGATGAAGATTTGCCGCGAGAATTCGCGTTGGTTTAATGACTTGGGGCGGTACTACGTCGTGAACGAATTTAACGCCGTCGATCAACACGCCAATCTGGAAGGGTGGGCGCGTGATCTTGGGGTGCTGAAGCCGTTCGAGAAGATTAGTGCTTGAGGCGTGCCGTGATAATCTGCCGGTCGAAGCTGCCTAAGCACGCGGATACCAAAGAGGGGAAGCGATGCATCGACTAGCCGCGTTGATTCTGTTGTACGTCCCAATGGCGGCTTACGCGCGTGGCGGGTACTGCCATTTTCGTGGGTGCGCGAGCACCAGAGCGCACTTGTATTTGTTTGCTGCGTTCGTTGTCGCCTGCTTCGTGGCAGTTAAGACCGTCGCATGGCTGCTTCGGACAATCGAACAGCAGCGGCGTAACCCAGGCTGGTTGGCTGACTTCCTGGTAGCATGCAAACGCCTGTTCACCAACCTCTAACGGTAACCCGCCAATGAGCGGGTTTTTGTTTGCGCCCGTTAATCTGCCCGATGCGGTTGAGCGGCCCCGTCTAGTGTTTCAGTTTGTTGGCGTAGCCCTGAGCGTCATCGATGCGCGCCTGAGCATACGCAAGCTGTGCGCACAGCTTGTTTTGGGTATCGTCACCACGGCACATATTCTGAGCGACCTGAATGGCGTCGTTCGCCTCCTGGATTGAAGAATTCAGCTTGTCCAGGTTCGATGGTTCATCCGAGCATGCGCCGAGCATCAGAGCGCTTGCCGCCAACAGGGCGGTTGTAGCGGTTTTCTTCACAACGACTCTACCTGGTGGAAAATCTCAGATAGCGGCTTGGAATGCACCTTGTACAATGCTGCGTATGTGTAGGCCGTGACAATGAACACCACAAAGGACAGAAGAAACAGTCCTGCGGATGACGCAAAAACGCTCAGCGCAGTGACCATGATTGACGCAAGGCAAAGCACGAACACGATAGTTCCGAACAACTCTTTGACAACAAGGCGCAGGAATTTTTCAATTGTTTTCATAAAATCCTCTTGTCGTAGATGAAACGGGACTGGACGCGTCAGTATAGCCTTCTGCCGGTAAGGTTGTAATGCCGGTTGATGAAACGATGGTAATGCGCGGCGTTAATAACGGCTGGGCCGAATGGTTACAAGGTCCTTCGAACTCAATCGGCTCGCTTGCTGGTCGAGCGCTTTTCGAATCGATATCAATATCGCGTGGTCTGGATTGCGGGGGTGTCCAAATGTCAGTGACTCACATTTCTTCAGTTTCCAACTACGAGAAATGTTTGCGTCTTGGCGGTGAGCATGTCTTTGAAATCACTATTGACGAGATGCCAGCGCTAGAAACGATGGCTCCGTTGGGTGCCAAGGTGCTTATCCCGTTTGACGAAGCGCACAACGCCCCGCTGGACGGAACTTGGTCACGGATTGCCCGGATGTTGAGCGGAAAGGGTGCTACTTTTCTCTATTCGCAGATTGATGCGGGCGTGTATCGCGTGCTGTGCACTGTTCCGGGTGCCGACCCACATTCCCAGAATTAACCTGTTCTGAACGGCGGATGCGGCTCCGCGCGGATGCCGTCACTCGTAACTGTCCATAGGCTTCGGCGGGCGTAGCGGCTCGCTGAAATCCACGCCGAGCATTTCCATAATTGCGTCAATCTCGCGTATTTCCGCGTCAAAGTCCAGTTTCCATTCCGACCGTTCAACGTCGTCACCAATGATGGTCATGCCGTTATGAATCGCCAGCGCATACCGGGCGCGTTGCAGGCAGTCCAGGATGCTGGCGTCCCGCTTGGCTTGATCGATGAAAGTCTGTGTTTTCACGGCTCACCCCCATGCGAGACGCGAAGCATTGGCCGCGCACACTGCATATCCGCTAGCCAGCGCTGTTCGGCATTTTTATGCCGAATCGCTCTTGCGAGAAACGGCCGGTCTTTTGTAACGTGTCGGTCACTGGAGGCTGACCCTCGTCTCCGGTGCGTGATTCCCCGTGCGCCGTCTGGCGCACGGTTCTTTTTTACGAAGCTTTTAAGCGACTGCGAATCGGTATTCGCAATGGCTGATTTACATCTACGCCGACCATTTCTAGAACGGCCTCGATCTTCCTAATCTCCGGTCCCAAGTCAACTTGCCATTCATCGTTTGCGGTGTGAAGCGCGAAGCGGTCCTGCACCGTCAACATGTAGCGTGCGAGCAGAAGCGCGTCAAGCAACGTCGCGCGTCGCTCGTCTGTCGCGATAAACAGTTTGGCTTTCAT